GTTACTCAAGCAGAAATTGACAAAATTACTAACCACATTGACCAACGCTTTAACAAGCTTGAAGCAAAAATTGACCAGCTTCTTTCAGCGGGGAAATGATGCCGAGCACAAGTAAGAAGCAACACAACTTCATGGCGGCAATAGCAAACAATCCTGCCTTTGCCAAAAAAGTTGGTGTACCTCAAAGTGTTGGGAAAGATTTTGAAGAAGCGGATAAGGGTAAGAAGTTTGGTTCTGGCGGGCGTACTCGTCCAGATGTTCAAAAGGTGAATAAGCCAAAAACCCAACACGGGAAAATGGCTCTTTTTAAAGAAGGTGGCAATATGGCTGAATCTAAAGCAATGGCAAAGAAAGAAATTTCTTTTATGAAGAAAAAGGGTGCACCTGCATCTATGGTTAAACATGAAAAAGCTGAGTACGGCATGAAAAAAGGTGGCATTGCTACTTCTTTAAAAGCTCACGCTGCGGCACCTGCTTCTAAAGCTCATGGCATGAAAAAAGGTGGTGTTGCGGCCTCCAAAATGGGTTCTGTTAAAACAGCTGCTCCTAGTATTAATGGTGTTGCTACCAAGGGTAAAACCAAAGGCACAATGATCACCATGAAACGTGGCGGCAAAACCTGCTAAGGAAATACCATGGCACTCCGTGAAAAACTTAATGAAATGATGGACATGATGCCATCTAGAAAAGCCGCACGTGAGGCTGGTGCTGAAATGAAGCGCGAATCTCGCGGTATTCCAAAGCCTTATAACTTTGACGCCATTCAAGAAGCCAAACAAGATGCGGCTGATGCTAATGCGCGCAAGAAAATTAGCGACATGGGATACAAAAAAGGTGGCTCAGTACGCTCTGCATCTAAGCGTGCAGATGGCTGCTGCATTAAAGGTAAAACTCGCGGAAAGATGGTGTAATCATGAATAAACGCAAAATGAAACGTTATGCAGAAGGTGACATTGTTGAGGGTGAAAACCCCAATATTGACGATGAAACTCGTGCTCGTGCCCGTAAGTTTGTTGAAGACAATATGGAATCAGAGCCAGTCTCAAGATTTACACCTAAATCTGCGGCGCCTGCAGCCAAAGCTCGTGGTGTTTCCAAGAAAGAATTGGAAGAGTCAGGCTTAAGTTTGCGTGACTACATGAACAAACAGCAAGGTTTAACTCGCCGTGGTGGTTCTGCCGGTGAAGAAAAAGCACCTAAGCGCACTTCAGCTAAAGAATCTATTACAGATACAGGTGATGAATCTGCTCGCTTAGAAAGCCGCTATAAGAAGCCTGCACCAAGGTACGAAACTCCATATGATCGTATGAACCGCAGCAACCGCGAGTCTGGTGTTGATTTTGATTCTATGGTTGGCAAGTTAAAAGATCGTATAACCGGCGCTTCAGATCGTGGCCAAGATCGCATTCTTACCGGCATCAAAAAGAAAGCCGATGAGAACAAGTTCATGGGCAGTACCGGCATGAAGTCTGGCGGTAAGGTTTCTTCTGCTTCTAAGCGTGCGGATGGTATTGCCATTCGCGGAAAGACAAGAGCTTAACCATGAGAGCAAGCCGTGGAATGGGAGATATTGCTCCATCTAAAATGCCTAGCGGCACTAAAAAAGCTCGCAAGGATAACACCGACTTTATGCAATATGCTGACGGTGGCCCTGTTGGCTTGTATGCCAACATTAACGCAAAGAAAAAACGTATAGCCGCTGGTTCTAAAGAGAAGATGCGTAAACCTGGTAGCAAAGGTGCGCCAACTAAGCAAGCGTTCATAAACTCTGCTAAGACTGCGAAAAAATAATGGCTACAACAACCGGAACCACCGTCTTTAATTTGGACATGAACGATCTCATTGAAGAGGCGTTTGAGCGTTGCGGTCAAGAACTTCGTACTGGCTATAACTTTCGTACAGCTCGCCGTTCGTTAAATCTTTTGACAATTGAGTGGGCAAATCGGGGTATAAATTTCTGGACTGTTGAGCAAGGACAGATTCCTTTGGTTACAGGGCAGGCCATATACCCAATGCCTGTTGATACAATTAACTTGCTAGATACTGTTGTTCGTCAAAGCAACGGTACATCTAACCAGATTGACATCAACATTAGCGGCATTTCAGAATCGACTTACATGAGTTTGCCTAATAAGTTGGCTCAGGGTCGCCCAATTCAGATGTGGTTTAACCGTCAATCTGGACAGGAAAACTTGTCCACAGTGACGTTGAGCGAAACCATTAACAGCACGGCCACATCTATTACAGTGTCTTCAGTTGCCAATTTGTCTACGGCTGGATTCATTAAGATTGACAACGAAACAATTAGCTATCCCAACATTGTTGGTAATCAGTTAGTTAATTGCGCTCGTGGACAGAACAACACAACTGCCGCCAGTCATACGTCGGGCGCAGCACTGACAATTCAAAACATACCAGCCATCAATATTTGGCCAACACCAAATGCGCCTGGTGATCAGTACACGCTTGTGTATTACAGAATGCGCCGTATTCAAGATGCTGGAACAGGTACTTCGGTTCAGGATATTCCTTTCCGCTTTATTCCGTGCATGGTGGCCGGTCTAGCGCTTCAATTGAGCATGAAGCTACCTGACGTAGACCCGCAAAGAATAATGGCTCTAAAGGCCGATTATGAGCAGCAATGGGACATTGCGCAGGCAGAAGACCGCGAGACAGCACCGTTGAGATTTGTGCCAAGGAATTTATTCTATGCCTAATCGGTTTGCATCCGGTAAGCATGCCATTGCAGAGTGTGATCGCTGCTCTGGGCGATATATGCTGAAAGAGTTACGCACCCAGACGGTTAAGACTAAGCCATTTAGAATTAAAGTTTGTCATGAATGCTGGGATCCAGATCATCCGCAGTTGCAATTGGGTATGTACCCAGTTAATGATCCGCAGGCTGTTCGAGAGCCTCGTCCTGATGTAAGCTATTTAGTATCTGGTCAAAATGGTTTGCAGCTTGTAAATAGTAACGGGACAGACGTAGATGAATTTGGTTATCCTGAATCTGGTAGCCGAGTTTTTCAGTGGGGATGGAACCCTGTTGGCGGGGCGAGAAGTTTTGATTCAGTTTTAACACCAAACTACTTGGTTTTATACGCACAAGTTGGTACAGTAACGATACAAATAGGGAGCTAAAAATGGCATACACACGATCAGCAGACGGAATTGCTAAACAGGGTAAAACTGTTGGCAAAAATTACGGGGACAGTGGCCCTACAGTAGGGATTGAAAACGGCCCTAAAAAGCACACTGTTGGAAAAACAAACGCCGACATGAAAAAAATGGGTCGTGGTTTGGCTAAAATTGCTAATCAAAAGCGAGGTTAATCATGGCTAAATTCAGTAAAAAAGTGATGGGTAAAGAAGTTGGTGATGGTGCTGTTTACGCACCACCGCACACTATGACTGGCAAAGCCGGTGTTGACATCAAGAACAGTGGCTATGACGGTGGCAATCGTTATACCGCTAATGATGTAAATATGTCCGTTGGCAATATTAGCCGCGATCCATACAAAGCACCAAAAACTTCTGGCATTAAGATGCGCGGCACTGGCTGTGCTACTAAAGGCGTTATGTCTAGGGGCCCGATGGCATGAATTACACTGAACTCAGCAACGCTATTCAAGCGTATACGGAGAATACTGAAGCGAGTTTTATCGCTGAGATACCCGTGTTCGTTCAGCAAGCTGAGCAGCGTATCTATAACACGGTACAGTTCCCGTCACTTCGCAAGAACGTAACGGGTTCAACTACAGCCAATAATAAATATTTGGCATGCCCCTCTGACTTTTTAGCCTCATATTCCATGGCGGTTGTAGACGGCACGTTGGCTACAGGTACGTATGAATACTTACTTAACAAAGATGTTAACTATATTCGTCAAGCGTATCCGCAAGCCAATGATACTGGAATACCAAAGTACTACGCCTTGTTTGGCGCGCAGTCTAATGATGCTAATGAGCTGTCATTTATTCTTGGTCCAACGCCAGATGCAGTCTACCCTGTAGAACTTCATTATTACTACTATCCTTCTTCTATTGTTCAAGGCATAGTTACTTCTGTTGGTGCCATTACGGGTGGTAGTGCATATACGGCTGGTACATACTTCAATGTGCCTTTGACGGGTGGTTCTGGTAGTGGTGCATTGGCAACAATCACTGTTGCTGGCGGCGCGGTTACAGCAGTCACCATTACAAATGGCGGTATTTTTTACGTTGTTGGTAACACTCTATCTGCCGCAGCGGCAAATATTGGCGGTACAGGTACAAGTTTTTCCGTTCCTGTTTCAGCGGTGTCTAACGCTAACGGTACCTCATGGCTTGGTGATAACTTTGACTCGGTACTTTTGTATGGCTCTTTGGTTGAGGCTTACACCTACATGAAAGGTGAAGCTGACATCATGGCGTTCTACAATACTAAATACCAAGAAGCACTTGGTTTGGCTAAACGTCTGGGTGATGGTATGGAGCGTCAAGACGCTTATCGTTCTGGTCAATACAGACAAAAGGTAACTTGATATGGCAGTGCAACAAACCGCAACCACAAGCTTTAAAGTTGAACTGCTCCAAGCAATTCATAACTTTGGCCCAACGTCACCAAACACATTTAAGATTGCACTTTACACCGCAGCGGCAAATATTGGACCAACTACTACTGCCTATACTTCTGTTGGCGAGGTATCAAGCAGTGGAACAGGATATACGGCTGGTGGTAATACATTAGTTATTTCTACGTCTCCAACGTCTGGTAATAATTCCAGCAATGTTCCTACGGCGTTTGTATCATTTAACAATAGTTCTTGGCCAAATGCTACATTTACTTGCCGTGGCGCTTTGATTTATAACGACACCGCTTCTGGCAATCCATCTGTTGCTGTGCTTGATTTTGGTTCGGACAAAACGGTCAGCAATGACACATTCACAATCATTTTCCCAACGCCCGACGCAAACAATGCTGTTGTGCGAATCTCTTAAGGACGCATCATGAGTACAGAAAAAAGCCATGCCCAAGACCAAGTGTCTGCCGGTTTGTTGACATTCCCCAAGAGCGGTGATTCAGCTTCTGCGGGCGGTGTTTACACCGTTACTTGCGTAGGCCCAGACGGGGTAGAGAAGTGGGCTGATACGTTCCATAACTTAGTAGTAAACCAAGGCTTGCAAGACATGAACAGCAAGTACTTCAAAGGTGCTGGTTATACGGCAGTCTGGTACTTGGGTTTAGTCACTGGCCCTGGATCCGGTACGACTTTTGCTGCGGCTGATACGTTGGCATCTCACGCTGGTTGGACAGAAAACACCGACTACACAGGTAGCCGCAAGACTGTGACGTTTGGTACAGCTACAACCGCAGACCCTTCAGTGATTAGCAACTCAGCTTCGCCTTCTGCCTTCAGCATTACTGGCACGGCTACGATTGCAGGTGCGTTTTTGGCTTCTTCTACAGATAACTCTGGTGTATTGTTTTCTGCTGGTGACTTTACAGGCGGTGATAAGTCTGTTGCTAATGGCGATACATTGAACGTAACGTATCAGTTCTCCCTTGACGCTGCCTGATAGGTAGAGCGGTGTTTGGAGATGTAACATTTGCGCAGTCTCCCTTCGCCTCACTAGGCGGGGCTACGTTTGGTGTCGACATTTCCGAATCCGCAGTAACAAATAACGTCCAGTCTGCTGAGGTAATTTACGGTGGCACCGTAACGGAATTAGCTGTTGCTAACGCTGTTCAGTCAACAATTGCAAATATGTTTGTTGCGCAAGCTGAAACAGCCTCGGGCACTGACACATTCAACACTAGCAATAATATCTTTAACGTAGCTCGTGCAGAATCCGCTACGGCTTTAGATACAAACAGTGCTGTAGCTACGCTTCTTGCTGCTATTGCAGAGGCTGCTACCGGCGAAGATGTATACATTTCTCAAGCTAATTTTGTTGCAGCTATTGAAGAAATGGGATTAGTATTTGAACAGTTTACGGCGGGTAAATTAATTAATGTTGCCTTGGCCGAAGGCGCTACAGCCACAGAAGAGTATTTGGTCAGGACTGTTTTTGGGGCTAGTGTTGCTGAAAGTGCGGCTGGGACGGCCTCTTTTATACCCGTTAAAGAAATTAATGCTCGGGTTACAGGTGTACAGTTATACGTCAACATTGGCACCGCTGTTATTTGGGCGGTAATTGATGACACACAGAGTGTAAACTGGCAAAATATCAGTAATGTTCAAGGCAGTGGCTGGACAATTATTGACGATGAACAAACCCCCGGTTGGACAAACATCCCATCGTAAGGATAAAAAATGGCGTTAGTATTAAAAGATCGGGTCAAAGAAACGTCCACAACGGCTGGGACGGGCACACTGACGCTTGCCGGTGCGGTTGCAGGGTTTCAATCTTTTGCCGCAGTAGGTGATGGCAACAGTACTTATTACGCCATCGCAGACAACGCTACAGGCGCGTGGGAAGTAGGTATTGGTACTTACACTTCTTCTGGAACTACACTATCCCGCACAACCGTTTTGTCTTCTAGTAATGGGGGGTCGCTGGTATCGTTCACATCCAACTCCAAGGATGTGTTTGTAACTTACCCATCCTCACGATCGGCATACCAAAACGAAGCAGGGACGCAAGTAGTCCAAACCGCATTTGGCGCAATTACCGCAACATCTGCCGCGTTAACTACCGGCACAATTTCTACTACCCCAGTTAGTAATACAGACATTGTTAACAAGCAGTACGCTGATGCTATTGCATCTGGTATTCACTTCCACGAAGCAGTGGAGTTGGCAACTACCGCAGCACTGCCAGCAAATACGTACAACAACGGAACATCTGGGGTAGGGGCAACGCTTACGGCAAACGCCAATGGCGCTCTGTCTGTAGACTCCACGCTTACTGTTGTCAATAATCGCGTTCTTGTTAAAAACGAAGTCACGCAAGCAAATAACGGTGTTTATGTTGTAACGCAGGTTGGTTCTGCTGGAACGCCATACATCCTAACTCGCGCTACAGATTTTGATACTGCTGGATCGGGCGTTGACCAGATTGACGAGGGTGACTTTTTCTTGGTTACAGGCGGTACGGCTAATGCTAATACAGCTTGGGTGCAACAGACTCCACCCCCTATCGTAGTTGGTACGACGGCAATTGTATTTCAGCAGTTTGCCGCTCCTATTACTTATACGGCTGGTACAGGACTCAACGAGTCTCCAGCCTATACATTTAACATTGCTAATACCACGGTAACAGCCGCCACATACGGCTCGGCTTCTGCGGTTCCTGTATTTGCCGTTAATGCCCAAGGGCAGCTTACTTCCGTAACCAATACAGCTATTGCAATTAATGGTTCTGCTGTTACAGGCAACATTTCTGGCCAAGCTGGGTCGGTGGCTAACTCACTGACCGCTGGTACATATTTAACTGGTACGGCTTTTAACGGCTCTGCGGCTCAAACATGGACAGTTGATGCAACTTCGGCCAATACAGCTTCTAAAGTAGTAGCGCGGGATGCCTCTGGTGACTTTTCTGCTGGAACAATTACCGCAGCTTTATCAGGTAACGCAAACACTGCAACAACTGCTACTAACGTAGCGGGCGGAGCGGCTAATCGTCTTGTGTACAACACTGCCGCCGGAACAACAAACTTTGCGGTAGCCCCTACAGTATCTAGCACTTTTTTATATTGGAATGGATCAGCTTTTGCTTGGGGCGCTGTAGCGCAAGAAACACCCGTTACTTTAAATAATATTGAAATTAACGATAGTTACACTTTCCCAATAAACAAAAATGCAATCAGTGTTGGGCCTGTGACTGTGGCATCTGGTGTAACTGTTACTGTTGGCAGCGGTCAGCGCTGGCTGGTCGTTTAAGGAATAAATATGGCTGTCGTAGATTACACAACAAACCTTGGACTAGCACTTCCCACAACGGGGGATTTAGCCGGCCTTTGGGGCTATACCGTTAATGATTCAATTACATCTTTGTTGGACTCAGCGGTAGCAGGCACAACTACTTTAAGTGCAGATGCTGACGTAACATTGACTTCTACGGACGGCGCGGCTAACCAGGCTCGTTCAGCCATTATTAATTGGACTGCATCTGGAACAGTTACAAGAAACATAACAGCACCAGCAAACAGCAAAGTTTATATTGTGTTTAATAACACAGGCAGCACCCAATCTATTGTTATTCGCGGTGTGGGCCCAACAACAGGGGTAACAATTACCGCAGGTGACCAAGCAATGGTAGCTTGGAATGGCTCTGATTTTGAAAAGGTTGGCGGCGGTAATGCTGGTGGCTCCAACACCCAGGTACAGTTTAATAGCGGGGGCGCTTTTGCTGGTTCTTCCGGACTAACTTGGAACGGCACAACGTTAACGGCAACCAATCTATCTGCTCAGTCATTGAGCTTAACCACTACACCTTTGGCTATTGCTTCAGGTGGTACAAACTCTAATGCTACGCCTACGCTTGGCGGTGTTGGATACGGAACTGGTACTGCTCACGCATATACAGCAGCAGGCACGGCTGGTAAAGTATTGACTTCTAATGGCGCGGCGGCTCCTACGTGGGAAACCGTTGTTGCTCCTGTGGTAGCCAGCGGCGCATTGCTGACCAATGTAACCACAGTCAGCGCAAGTTACGTAGTGCCATCAGGTACAAACGCATTCTCCGTAGGGCCGATCACAATTGCGGATACCTACACCGTTACAGTATCATCAGGACAAAGGTGGGTAGTTATATGAGTATCATTGCAGCAGGCACAACGACCACAACCGCGCTTTCTAGCACGGGCAATACCGATGGCACACTACAGTTCCAAGTTAACGGCACGACAGCTTCTGTCACGTTAAACGCTCTAGGTGCTGTGGGTGTTGGCTCTTCGCCGTCTTTTGGCACATCTGGCCAAGTTCTAACATCGGGCGGCTCTACTGTAGCTCCCTCATGGACTACGCCTACCGTTTACCCGTCTACCAGCACAGCAAATACGTGGATAGCAACTCAAACATTTAACGGCGCAATAGACACGCTGGGCACTGTTTTAAAGAATGCTGCGGAAACTACAACCGTATCGGCATCGGCGGCTACCGGCTCGGTCACATTTAACGTACTAACGCAATCAGTGTTGTACTACACATTGAGCGCAACAGGTAACTGGACATTAAACATCCGTGGTTCTAGCGACACTTCTTTGAATACTTTAATGTCAACTAACCAAACGTTGACCATTGTGCTTATGGCCACCCAAGGTGCAACACCTTATTACAACTCTGTAATACAGATTGATGGGACAACTATTACGCCCAAATATCAAGGCGGTTCAGCGTGGATCTCTGGCAATCAATCAGGTATTGATGTTTATACGTACACAATTATTAAAACGGGAAGTGCTACATATACCGTGCTGACTTCTCAAACACAGTTTAAATAACAGTATGCCAACAATAATTACACGAGGTGCGGCTTCTGTTCAAGCGTTTGGCTTGATGTCGTCTGGCGGAACTTACGGCTGGATGGCGCAGTTAACCGCTTCGTCTAGTTTTTATGTTTCGGCGTATGCAATTCGTGTTACTTCAACTGGCAGCTACGTTATAGGCACTTCGTTTGGTGGGGCTTCGTATGGCTCAGAGTACGTTGTAACGATTAATAGCACTGGTACAGCAATTTCTAGCAATACTACATTTCAAAATTCAGGGTCAAATCTATATAACAACGTATACGACATAACCTTAGATTCATCTGACAATATTTATAGTGTTGGTAGACGTTACGAAGCAACGCCAAGTTGCTGCTGCACATTTAATTTTGCTTACTGGGATGCCGTTACTAAAACTGATTCAGCTTCTAGTAATCTAGGGTCAAGTTATTTTAGTGGTGGAACCGCAGGCGCGGGCCTTTTTTCAAGCCTTGATAAGTTTAGTGATGGCACTATTCTTATGTCTGGGTATTATTCACTTGACCAAAGGCCAACAATTTTTAAACTTAACTCTACCTTGACAACTTTGTCATGGGGTTTGAAAAATGAAGATACTAGTAGCAGACCTGTTCGAACGAATATAGATGGTTCTAATAACGTTGTAGGACTTCTTGTTAATGGTAGTCAACTAAATATTATAAAGACAAATAGCTCTGGAACCATTACATATAAAAAGTACTTAAATGGTTTTGGTTCTTATTATTGGGGTTCTTTTGCAATAGGCACGGTAAGTAAACCAACGTTTGACTCATCAAATAATATTTATTTTACTGGGCATTATTTTTATCAAGAACCAATAGGCTGCTGTTGTTTTGTTTACTTGCCTCGTTCAATGGCCTTGTCTGTTAATAGCACGGGTACAACATTAAGTTTTGCTAAAGGATATGTGGGGGATAACACAATCTCAACCCCGACAGCGATGGTTAAAGACAGTTCTGATAATATGTACTTTGCCAATTATTACAACGGCACATCAGGACAAGGCGTAATTATTTTTAAGATTAATAGTTCTGGCGTACTTCAATGGGCGCGGGCAATTGTTCAAAGCAGCACTGGCCTTACTGTTGGGAACGGATTTACGAACCTTGCAATAGACGGCACAAACTTTGTTTTAGCAATGAGTTCTAGTACTATAAGAAAAGCGTACATATTAAAGATGCCAACTGATGGCTCTGGTTCTGGTTCTAATTTTTCTATGAACAGTAAAACATTTAGTTACGTTACACCAACAGATTTTTCCGTGGTTGATTTGACGGGCCTTTCGTTAACAACTGATGCAGGTTCTACATGGTCTAGTAGTGCGCCAACTTTAACAACAACAGGTATTGCCCCCGCTGTATCAACGGCATACACGATTCAAAACAAGAAAATTTAACCATGAGCATTTACGCCTACATGCGCTTGTCGGACATGATGTTTCCTTTGTTTGAAGGTGATATTCGGCTGGCGCATCCAGATATTCCTGAGTCTGCAACGGGCGATAACTTTCCATGCCCAAGCACGTTTGTACCGGTAATTAATACCCCTGCGCCAGAGTACAACGGTGCAACCCACAAAATGCTGTGCCAATCCGCAGAGTTGGTAGGAGATGTATGGCAGACAAAGTGGGAAGCCGTGCCACGGAATTTTGAGGAAGAAGCCCGTATTGCTCAAGAAATTAAGCAGATGCAAGAACGCTATGGCGGCCTAGCAGCCCCTAACCTAGATGCGCCGGGGAGTGTTCCAGATGTTATTGAATAAACCAATTAGCTTTGGCGACCTTCGGGGTGGAATATACGACTTTGAAAAGGCTGGGGACATCCTGCCAAAGCACAACCACACTGAAGACAATGTGCACATTACGATTGTGGCCCGTGGCAAGGTAAAAGTTTACAGCCATGATTGGTCAATGGAAGCAACGCCCGGGCAGATTCTTGATTTTCGTCCAAATGAGCCACATGAGTTGATGGCTTTGGAAGATAACACTAGAATCTTCAATATTGTGAAAAAGTTTGGCGGTCAGTTAAATGACTACGCACAGGAGTAAATCATGGCAGTAGTAATTACAGGTAACAACACACCCACGGCTGGCGGCGTAACGTACGGCGACGGGACAACGTATGCAAACACAGCGGCTGGATCGGCTGGTCAGGTTTTGTTGAGCAATGGATCGTCTGCTCCTACATGGGGAACCGCTGGGACTTCTACGACTGCCACTAACTTGGCTGGCGGTTCTAACGGGACAATCCCCTATCAGTCAGCCGCAGGCACTACGCAAATGTTGGCTGTTGGTTCTGCGGGTCAAGTTTTGCAAACCAACGGCGCAGGTGCGCCTACATGGGTGACACCGGGTGGCGGCTCTTGGGTTTATTTGTCTACGGTGACTGCAAGCAACTCTGCAACAGTTGACATAGAGACAACCTTTAACAGCACATACGATGTTTATGCTATTGTTGTTAACAGTCTTGTTACAGTATCTGCATCTAGCTTGAGAGTAAGAGTAAAAATTAGTGGTTCGTATAGTTCATCAAGTATTTATTCGTATATTTCAGATAGAGCATCAACATTTGATCCAAATAGAACTAATACAGGAGCTACTGGCGAAAGTTTTATGCAGTTAACTTCCTCTGATGATCTTTATGAAGCTGGTTCTGCATCGTCTAATTTTGTTATGTATGTATATAAACCATCGTCAACAGCAACATACAAATATTTTTCTGCGCATGGGCAAGGTACGTATACAGGTGATAACACTGGATTAGTAAGGATAAATAATGCTAGTGCGGCAATTACTACAAGTGCTTTAACTGGAGTTCGGTTTTACTTTAGTGTAGGAAATATTGCTTCAGGCACATTTCGTTTGTACGGCATCAGGACGAGTTAAGGACACATTATGTCAAGACACCACATGACAGCAGAAGGCCCAGTACCTTTTACCGCAGAAGAAGAGGCGGAATGGGATGCAATGGAAGCGGCGTATGTACCGCCTACTGCGCCAGCAGCACCAACCAAAGAACAACTGCTTGCCGAGTTGCAGGCGCTTACAGCAAAAATTAACGCACTGGGGTAACACATGGCAGCAACAATTAATGCCGACAACGGCGCAGTATCCGGTACATCCGGCCTGAAATCGACAGCAGATGCTTCTGGTGTTTTGGCACTGCAATCTAGTGGCACTACAGGCTTGACGCTTAATACGTCTTTGGCTATTGGCGTAGGCTCAGGCAACTCTACTGGCACAGCCGGTCAGGTGCTAACATCTGCTGGTTCTGGAGCGCCGCCTACATGGACGGATTCTTCTGGCGTTTCGACCCCAATTGGTCTGGTTCGCGCAATTTCAATTAACTGTATTCTTTGCTAAAGGAAAATCATGCCCGCAAATACCGCTCCCATTTATTCCATCGTTGGTGCTGTTGACTCAGTAGCATCCAACAACTCAGGTCTTGTAGTTGGCCCAACGGCTAACACTGCACTGGATGGCTCCGGCACACTGTACAAAGCATTCACTGCTGGTTCAAACGGCTCTTACGTTCAAAAGATGCGTTTCCGTCCAGTAGGCTCTCCAGTGGCAACAGTTTGCCGTGTGTTTATTTCGTCTAGTACATCTACAACTACAACAGCCACATGGCTGTATGACGAGATCACATTGCCTGCCGTTACGCTTTCTCAGACTGCGGCATCTAGCGTGTTTGAATTACCTTTGAACTTTGCGCTTGACCCTAACTACTTGTTGTATGTAACCTTTGGTACTTCAACTGGTTCTGCTGGTACTGGCTACTCTGTGGTGACGATTGCCGGAGACTACTAAGTGTTCCCATTCCCCATAGCCACCCCGCAAGGTTGCGACATCCAGATGTTTTATGGAGATGGAAGCGCATCTGGCTCAAAATCAAGAGCAGCATGGAATAAACCTGTTGGGGTTAGTCATGTCTACATGATGTTAATAGGTGCTGGTGGTAATGGTAATGGAACAAGTGGAGGTGGTTCTGGCGCGGTCACTGTATGGTATGGCGCGGCTCAACATATTCCAAATTCATTATTTATCTGGGTTGGAGCTGCGCAAGGAACTACTTACGTTACAGTTAATGCGGCTGGGACTCTTAGTTACTTATCCGCTTCTGGGGCTTTTGAAGCAACGGCAGGCGCAGCCGTTGCTGCCCCTGCAATTGCCGCTTCTGGGTTTTACAAATCAACTGCTGGGCAAGCTGGGTCTACTGGTAATATTACTGCGTCTACCACAACATTTTTAAGCGGCGGCGCAGATGCGGCTAGTGAAACAGTAACAGCAAACTACGGATATTTTGTCCCCGGCAATGCAAGTGGATTTTTTCAAACGCAACCAATTATTGTTGGTGCTGGCGGTTCTGCGGCTGGAAGAGGCGGCATTGGTTGTGGTGGCGGCGGGGATAGTACTGGCGGCCCCGGCATGGTTTTGATTGCGAGTTGGTAATATGTCATATCCTATAAATTACCCAACGCCACAAGGCGCAAATGTTCAAATCTTTGAACTAGGTGGCTCAACTTCAGATTGGGTCAAGCCTCAAGGCGCATCATTTGTCTGGTTTACATTGATTGGTGGCGGCGGTGGCGGTGGAACTAAATATGTAGACACCGTTATTCCAGCCACTCGCTTAGGCGGCGGTGGCGCATCAGGCAATGTAACCAACTTTATGTGCCCAGCTTTTTTGCTTCCGGATGTGTTGCAAGTTGTTGTAGGTAACGGCGGCAACGGCGGCGACTTTGTGGGTGAAGACTTTGTCGGTACAAATGGGACGGCTGGCGTTGAAACTGCGCTTAATTACCAATTAAAAGCCACTACTGGCTATAAACTTCTAGGCGCTTCAGGTGGGGGTGGTGGAACCGCAGCACCAAATGGCGTAAGTCATGGAACAGGTGGTACATCGGCAGTTGCAAACGTAGGCGGCCCAATGACGGCGGCTGGTTTTTACAATGCAACTCGTGGTCAGAACGGCGCTGATGGTAACGTGGCTATTACAACAGCCGATTTAATATATGTAATGGGCGGTAGTGGCGTTGATACGGATGCAACGGTTATTACTGGCTACTATGGTTACACAGCTACCTTGGAAAGCGGCTACTCCCAATTAAGTCCTATTCCTTTATCCATTCCTAGCAACTCTACGCAGGCTGGAACTAAAGCTAAGCCTCAAAGTTATGGATGTGGTGGCGTAGGTGGGGCGGGTGGTCGTGGTGGTGATGGCCTCGCAATAATCGTTACATGGTGACAAGATGCTAGATTTATTCAATATCCCAACACCTCAACAATCAAACTACCAAGAGTTTTATGGCCCCGGAGCCGGAAATACAACAAAAGACGACAGAACATGGATAAAGCCTCGTGGAGTTTCTATGGTTCGGTTTATGTTAATTGGTGCTGGTGGTGATGGTGGCATTGGTAGTAGTACGCAAGGCGGCGGTGGTGGTGGTGCAGCTTCGGTGACATCTTGGATTGGGCCAGCTATTTTTGTACCTGATATTTTATCAATGCGTTTGGGAGTACGGGGTGGTGGCTCAACTGCTGGTACTACCCGTATTACTTATTACTCTTCAAATGGGATAAATATTTTATTGTCTGCAACAGGGGGCGGGAATGGAAGCACTACTACTGCGGGTGGTATTGCTGGTACTGCAATGTCTGCCAATCAGTTTACGGCTTCTGGTATCTTTACTTCTATTGCTGGACAGGCAGGAACCGCAGGAAGCTCAACAGGCGCAGGAACAAACCAAGCCGCATCATCAACTACGTTTCTTTCTGGCGGTGCTGGCGGTGCTGGCGGTGCTGGTTCTACTGGTGGTTCAGTAACACCTAATTATGGCTATACAGCTTTACCCGCAACAACCGCTGGCGGCACTGTTGCTGGTGCTAATGGATATTTCATTACTCAACCAATTTTAGTTGGTTGTGGTGGTGCTGGTGGTACAACAAGTACATCAGTTGGAAGTGCTGGCGGTCGTGGCGGTATTGGTTGTGGTGGCGGTGGCGCTGGCGAAGATGGCTCTGTTGGCCGTGGCGGTGAAAGTGCAGTATTTATTTGGGCTTGGTAATGTGGGATTGGGCTGAAGCATTCATTGCGGCGGCCTGTATAGTGGCCTTTGTAATCTATGGCACGTACATAATTGCTTGGACTTTAGTGTGATTCCAATTGATCCCATAGCAGCACTGGATGGGTTGCAAAATGCCATCAGCATGGTCAAGAAGGCCAGCAAGGTTGCCAATGATTTAGGCGGTCTTGCCCCGATGATTGGCAAGATGTTTGATGCTAGGAGCACCGCTACCAAAGCGATGATCGAGGCCAAGCGTTCTAAGAAGGGTTCCAACATGGGAACCGCGCTACAGATTGAGATGGCTTTAGAACAGGCTAGAGCGTTTGAAGAAGAACTCAAAATGCTGTTTATGCAGACAGGCAAGATTGACGTGTGGAACAAGATCAAGGCCCGTCAAGCCGAGATGGATTTGGCAGACGCCAAAGAGATGAAGGCGCTACGGCTTGAAGAAAAGAAAGCCAAGGAAGCCGAGGAAGAACAGACGGTTTACTTAGTTGCAGGCTTGGCAATTGTTTTTCTTGTAACGCTAATTGCTTTCGGCTTGACTGAGTTGCAAAATATATGCGGCAAAGCAGGATGTGGGCGGTGAATGAGTACCAGAAGCAATTTGACCTTTTCCTTAAGATCTTCGTACGTATGTGCGTTGCATGGTACGTTGTTGGGTTTCTTAAATTCTTGCCTGATGATTTGTCGGACAAGGTTGTGAATAAACTACTTGGAATGATTGGACTAGGATGAGTGACGAAAAGCCAGCAGACATATTGAGCAAGGTGCTGTCCTACGTGGATAGCCCGTTTAAACTGTTCGCGCTGATACTCATGGCGATCTTTGCGTTCTCTGGTTACTTTGTTTGGCAGAACCAAGAACTGCTAATGGGTGCGTACAAAGAGTCTAAGAAGATGCCAAGCATTGTTGAGGACAGGGTAGAAGACGCTGCCGCCCATTTGTTCAAAACCACTAACGCTACCATTGTTGCGGTGTTTAAAGTCAACCCAATGTTTGGAACCAGAGTGCTGTACCGCGCTTACACCAAAGAAGGCCGGGACAAAGTTAACGATGGGCTGGATGTGGGCCTGTTTACACAGAACGCAGGCAACAATTCGGATGTAGTTAAGTTAATGGCTGGCGAGACACCTTGTGGTGAGTACAAGTCAGCGCAGTCCGAGATGGGCTTGTGGTAC